CCGACGAGCTTTTCATGCACGATAACTTGCATGATTATGCTAATTATCGTTAACCGTATTCAGTTTTTATATTATAGTTCATAACTTATTTCTTTTTTTTTGATTTAATCTTGATTGGATTGTTTTTTGTTCCGGTACCGAACCATTCTAAGCGGAAACCGTGTATCCGGAGCCAATATTTAAAAGCGGGGATAGTTGTCTGTTTCATAATCAATGACTTTTAATTTTCTTATATTTACCACACTTCTTGCAGAAATAGTGACGGACGGTGTACCAACTGCTATCACCCCAATCATCAACAGCTTCAACTCTCCTCTCAAATAAGTATTCCCACTCGTGGCAACAGAACCATTTCTTTATAATGGCATCAATTAAATGCTTCATAACCAACTATTCTCCTTTACAATTCTACCATCGTCTAACAACGTGTATAGTTTACCCTTATATGCCAGAGCGAAACACCATTGGCGGGCATACTTCAAATACTGATGCAATTTGTATCTATGCTGGTATTTCTGCATCTTTTTTTCTATTCTTCGTTTCATAATCAATATGCTAATATTAAATTTCCACTTTTGTGTAATTACTAAAATCACAATACAAGTATTGACACCAACCACCAAAGCGATATTTATCATTTAGATACCTACATTGGGAAGTCCACTTACTCTTTGTAATAATCTCGTACACCGTTCCTTTATGGATGAAAAGGTCGCCGACTTTTAAATTAGAAAGTTTAACTGTTTTCATTTCTTTCTTTCATTCCGTTTCCGATTGTCTTCCGAAACACACATTTTGCACCATGATGTCTTGATATAATGGGTGTTCATACTATTTTATTGCTTCATAAAACACATCCATATTGTTTTGCTCTGTCTTCCGGTGGTATGCCCGAAAAGAGGTTTGAACGGGATAACAGACAAAACTTCCGCAGCTTTTATCTCACTCTCGTTCCATTTGAAAATGAGTGTTCCGTTAGGCTTTAAGACGCGCATACACTCAGTAAATCCGTCATGTATGAGTGTCTGCCAGCCTTTTGGCAGTTTACCGTACTTCTTAGCCATCCATGAGGTTTCACCAAGTGTTTTCAGGTGCGGCGGGTCGAATACTACCATGTAGAAAGAATTGTCCTCAAATGGAAGGTTGGTGAAATCGGCTATTACATCCGGCTTTATTTCTATGACCCTTGTCTTGCCTCTGTCCTTGGCCGTAAGTGTTTCTGAACGTTTGTCAACAAATAAAGTAAGTGGGTTATGCTTGTCAAACCAAAACATTCTACTGCCACAGCAGGCGTCTAATATGAGCTTTTCATTTTTCATTGCATATTTTTCTATTTCAGAACCACTCTTCATCCACTCCGACCTCTACCGAAAGCCAGTCCATGAGGAGGGTTATAAGGTTATAAATAGGTTTCATTTCACTTGTTACCATTAATTCATCCATTTAACTATGGTATTACCTTTAAATCCTTTTTCCCATACATACCATGCGTATGCTACTGCGCTCCCGCCACCGGCTCTCATTTTCTCAAACTCGGCGTTCTTTGCGCAAAGGATGCGGCTACTCGACACATAGATGTTTTTGGGAGGAAAACGGATGAATAGTGCCTTGCGTTCCTTACCCTCCATGAACTGAACTTTCAGGAACAGGGCAACCTTGTTCCCCTCCGGTATGACGCTTAGAGCCTTGTACACAAATTCAAGAGCATACCTGTAAGGCGGGTTGGTGACTATATCACCGTTCCAAGACTGGTTCTCGATTGAAAGGAAGTCGAAAACCTCATTTCCGCATCGGTCTACCAGGTCGGAACTGCGGACATTATACCCGTGTTTCTCGAATACGCCTGACAAATGCTTCTGCCCACAGGCGCATTCCCATATATTGTGAGAGAACTTTTCTTCTTTCAACAGAAGTTCTGCCGCTATCGGGTCTGTAGCATAGAAATCTTCATTTTGGCGGTCCTTATCCGTGTGGTTGCTTGCTCCAAGAGTCCTGAATATTGAGTTAGAATTACCAACCTTGTATTTATCAGTGTTCATTTTTTCACCTCCTTCGGTTTCCAGTCATTAGGAACTTTCGCCCATTCTCTGAAAGCACTGTCGAATCCGTCCAAATCGGAAAACATATCCATCTTGGCAGTATCGGTAGTGACGAGGGTAGCGAACTCTTTGAAATACTTGTCGGCAACTCTAACAAAGTCGTTGTGCAGCTTCTTCAAGTCTCCAAGCAGAAGACCATTTTTAACAATTAAATCACTCGCTTCCTCTACTAAGTTATTGGCTTCACAGTTCAGCAGGTGTGCAGCGGATAGCAACATGTTCATTCTGTCAATGCTACCATTGGCTATGGCGGCGTCAATTAGTTGTTTTCTTGGTTTCATAATCGTGTATCTTTTTTCATCAGTTACAAGTCAGTCCTTAAACAATAGTCCGCTATCCAGTAGCAGACAAAATAAAAAGCGGCATACGCTGTCAGGATTGACAGAATAGTCGCTATCAGTTTTATATCTTTCATCTTCGGCTTTCCCCCTCGATTTTTATCACATTAAACATCTCTTTCACCCGGTCGGCTATATAGGCTCCATACCGTTGAGAGAACTCCTTGTCCGGGTCAAGATTGGTAGTCATGTGGGTATAGAAATTATATCGCTGCTCATAACGAAGTTGTAAAACGGTCTGAATGGCATTTATGCCCGTACCAAAGTGTTTGGCATCCATAGGCTCCCGTCCTACTTCGTCAATGGCAAGATTGTGCATACATGACCTATCTGTGTACAGGCTCAACCCGATAATACCTTTCTCGGCAAACTGTAAGGCAATCTCGGCAGCACTGGTAAACTGAAAGGTCAATCCAGCATCCGCGCCGCCAATACAATAACGGGCGATTTTTGCCGCATAGTTCTGTAGCCCTTTCAGCAAAGTGGACTTGCCCACTCCGATAGGGCCGTGTAATAATAATCCCTTGCTTACATCCAATACTCCGGGAATCCCCCAAACCCATTGATAAAGGGCTTTCAATAATTGGCGATTACTATCATCAACTATAAAGACTGGCGAGATTGTTTTCATAGATGCAACGAGTTGATTACGCCAATATATGTCAGCCTGTTCCCTACTCCATTGCTTCTGATTAACCTTATTTACCGAAGACGATTGATTGGATGCCAGCGGAGCTTTCGTCCGGTTCTGTATCAGTTTTCCGATTGCTTCCATTTCTCGCTTGAGATATAATTTCATTAAACTTAGAATTGATATTAGTTACGCTGAAGTTATCAAATATCCATCCCTCTTTAATTGAGGAAAGAAGATACTGAAGGGCGTACAACAAAGAATCATCCGAAACATCCATCTGTTTCTGTTCCCTTTGAAATTTGAGTTTATTCAATAACTGAGACATGGCACCTGCATCTTTTGCAGTCCAGTAATAGCTATTAGAAAAAGTCTTTCTGAAATACTCCTCAAAAAGAAAGCGGGCTTTAGAATTAATTTCCTTAGGTTCACTTTTCTTCCTACCTCCCCCTTTTAAAGGGGGTGAGGGGGATATACTTTTCTTTCTCTTTACTTTTACTTTACTTTGTTCATTATTGACATCATTAATTGAATTAATTCCGTCATTAATTGAATTATTGACATCATTAATCATATATTCGGGAATTAGCTCTGTTTCTTTTCGTTTATAAGTAGCAAGGAGAAATCGTTTCTGTATTCCAAAAGAGGTTAGAACATGATATTTCTCATAAAGTGTGTTGTCGAAAAAGCCGACTTGTAATGCTTTTATCAGTACTTCCTTTACTGCGCCCTCGGAAACCCCAACTATGTCAGCAATAACAAAAGGCAAATCTTCATCCCACACAATGTAATACCCTTCATCTTTGTAGATATTACACAGCAGGCAAATAAGTATAGAAGCAGACTGGGAACCGCATGCTCTCGAAATCTTCCTTATCTTAACATCTGAAAAGAAACCGACATCCATAGGGAAATAATCTATCCCTTGTTTGGTAGGTCTACCAGCCATATTGTTTTGATATTAATACGCATGAATACAGTTTCTTTTACTATCCGCAACAAAATGTTTATTAAAAAGATTACAATAAACCACTCTGGGATTATCCTTAGAGACAGAAATGAATCTTCCTCTCTTACACTTTGCACATGTATCCGGTCGGATTACCTGCTTTTCATTTTTCTTTACCATAATTTAAAATCTTACGTTGGTTAATTGTCTGCCATTAGAATAGACCGCCCATTTACCGTTACCACTGTCGTGTAAGCGCAGGTTTGCTACCTCACCGAAGCGGTTGATGTTACCACAGAGGTCAACTATCCATCCACATTCTTTGGAAGGATGCGGGCGGATGGCACGACCGACTATCTGATACCACATAGCAAGTGACATTGTAGGACGTGCCATAACAACTGTATCAAGTTCCGGATAGTCAAAGCCGGTGGTTAATACCCCGACATTCGCCACTACCGAAATTTCACCAGCCTTGAATGCTTCAAGTATCCTTTCGCGCTCACCTTTTGGGGTGTCACCCGAAACGATTACGGCTCCGGGTATAGACCAGGTAAGCCGCTCCGCTTCTTTCAGAAAACGGGTAAAGACTAAAATACCTTTCCGTTTTCCTCCGGCTTTGGGATTCATCAGTCTTTGGACAATATGAACGAGATAGCCGTAAAAGTCTATCCGTTCATATTCTCTTTGAACTGACCTATCTGTATAGTCGGCACCAGTAGTATTTACTTTCAAGTTAAGTTCGTTCCATCCCGAAGGATTCATTGGATAGTAATTCAACTTCGCCAAATAGCCCATATCTAATAGGGTTGATACCTGTACATGATAAATGACCTCTGAAAAAACATGAGGCTTTGTCCGGGTGATAAATTTCAGCATAGAACCAAAGTCACGGCTGGAACTTAAACGATACGGTGTAGCTGTCAGTCCAAGAACCTTACACTTCACCGCATCAAAAAAATCTTTGTACATACCCTCTTTAGGGTTAACAAGGTGGCATTCGTCCACGATGATGTTCTTGAAGTGGGTGAACAGTTCGGAATGATTCTTCACACTGCCAATTGTAGCAAATGTTATCCGGCTTATCTCTTTTGAGTTGAAGGAAGCCGAATAGATGCTGCAATCAAGAATACCGTATGAGCAGAGTTTCTTGAAATTCTGTTCGAGTATTTCCTTCGAGGGCTGGAACACCAAGGTATGACCATCAAGCCTTGCGGCTATATCCGCTATGATAAGCGACTTTCCGCTGCCCGTAGGTAACACCATAATGGCATTTGTTTTCTTCGCCTTGTTATTGAAGAAAGAAACGGCAGCATCAGAGGCTTTCTGCTGGTAATCTCTTAATTTGAATTGCATATCGGTATAATTTCAAATTCAATTCTTGGATTCACTTTATCTATGAACTTCTCTGCTACTATCTTTACGCAGTTACGGTCGTTCTTGATAGCTTTGCATCCTTGCAAACAGTCGAGGACCGTTTTAAAACAGTTGTCAAGGTCCGGACGTTGATTCTCGTAAAACACGTTCAAATGAAGTTCAAACAGACCGCTTATCATCTGTCCTCTATACTGGTTGCATTGCAGATAGAAAGACTTTTCATATTCCTTTAATGCCGGTTGTTTGGCAAGGCTGCCATGCCCACTTAGAGTTATAACTTTATAACAATTGGATTTACTTGGGACTTTCCCGTGAATAATTTGTTTCATAAGCCAAAATATCTATTAGCCGCCTGTTCATCATGTAAGCGGACTATATTTACTAATTCAGTACACCTTCTACGAAACTCTCGGTTCCCATCATATAGGTCGTGATGATTTCTACACATTGGAACTACATTCCATTCTTCAATATAGTATTCAGGATAAAGAGAACGAGGCAACAAATGTGCCGGGTCAACAGCCGGACGACCGCACAAACAGCAATGAGGAGATAGGCTTCTCTTTATCTTATCCATTTCTCTATTTAGTTTTGCTTGTTTACTACTTACTCTCTTCATATTTACCTAATTAAAAGCCCCGAAGCGTATTCTCCGGGGCACAACCATTATTTACTAACCCTTGCCATTTATGTGTGGCTCACATTTATG